ACGAAACCTGCTGGATTGTAGCGCCGCCAACAATATAGTTTTCCCAACGCATTGGTTGCAAACCATATTCAAAGTCAGCTTCAAACAGATTTTGTGCTTCAGATACTTCTAGCTTACCAAGATTATCACGCAACCGTGCAGGTGCGGAGGTAATGATGGACTGATCTGCGGTAAGAACTGGCTCTAAACTCAATCCAGACATAATTAACTCCAATTAGTAAGGTGCAACGCCAAATTGAGTAAATACGGTGCTAACCGACCCAGTTCCTGCTGTAATTGTTACTTTAGCATAGGCTGGGGAATACTGATAGCTTGATTGAATGGTCGTGCTTGCATTAACGCCAGCCGTATCATTGGTATTAAGCCAAGCAACAGAATATGGATTAACCGGATTTGTCGGGCTGTTAGGGTCTTGCAGCGTTTGCTGAATTGAATACGTCACCGTACCAGAAACAGTCGCTTGAATAGCCGTTTGCGATAAAGCGAAATCATCAAATCGTACCCAAGACGACGATGCTACGTTGTTTGTTCCAACCGTAATCGCCGCAGCAGCATTACTTGCAAGCGCAATAGACGTTACAGTTTTAAAATCCAAATTGGTATAAAATGCAGTAGCATTTAATCCTGAAATAACTTCAGTTTGAGGCATATTGCTGGCATTTGTGCCAACAATCGTAAACGTATTGGCTGACTCGTTACCCGTTGGCGTAATAAGTACCCGACGAGCCGTATCAAGCGTTGCAACGCCGCCAGAAGCTAACGCGCCGTTGATTGTAAAACCCGCAGCAGCCGTTGGGGTCTGCGTAAGGCAAATATTGTTAGCCGATGCTGTTGCTAAAGGACCAACTGTTACGGTTACAGGACGCATATTACTTACCCTTCTTCCTTGCCGCGGCAGCATTATCAATTAAATTTGGATAAGGCCGACCAGCAGCCCTTGCCCTAGCTTTAGCATTTTGTTGCTGTTTATGCGACAAATGCTTTGTGTGATGGTCTTTGGGCAGTTTAGTTTCCCAAAATGGTTTGTCTGTCATTTTCGCACCAAAAGTAACATCAAAATAGAAAGGGAAATAACAAGATTGGCAATTTCGCCAAAAGACAACGCAGCAACCATTTAACACCCCCATTTACGAAGAGATTTGTTAATTCTGCTATTGGGATCAGCGGCTTTAGCCGAGCCTGTCATTTTACGCTTCATACCCGTCATTCTTTCGCAAAAAGATTTATGACGAGGATTGCTTGCGTCTTTGGTAGGCGCTTTTAAATGATGACCTTCGGCGCGAGCAGATTGCCGACCACGTTCATTCAACCCACCGGAAGGGGATTTACCTTCAGATCTTGTCCAAGCTGCCGTCATGTTGCACCTTTTTAGTAAAACGGGGGCGCGATGGCCCCCGTCAAACGTCGTTCAACGGGTTATTGAATTAAATATCAGAACCCATTGTCATCTTTTCAATTTTACGACCTTTTGGAGCTGTACCAGCGTGAGCGGTCGTAAAAGGGTGCATTTCGGCAGCGCCGGCGCGACCACCAGACTTGCGTGGCTTGCGGCCAGCATGGTGATGACCGTGTTCGCCGTGCATGGCAACGTGCTTGTGAACCATACCGCCGTGCTTACGTTTTGCACGACCGCCATGCTTCTTTTCACTCGTAGCCATTGCTTCGTCTTCTGGCTTACCCTTGTTGTATTCCATAGGGTGATCGTGCAAGTCCATTTCTGCTTCGTCTACACCGTGTTCAGGCGACTCTGCTTTGCCGCCTTTAGCGCGATGTTTCATGGCATGAGCCATTCCGCCGTGAGCGTGATGGGCCTTTCCGCCATGTGCGTGATGATGTGCTTTGTGACCCTTCATGGTTCACACTCCTTAAAAGTTGCTATACTGAGTTACACCAAACAGGCCCGGATTAGCAGTCTGAACCATGTAGGCTTGAGGGGACTGACGAACAATCAATTTATTGGCGCCTGTACCAGAGGTAAACGCACCAAACGTGCCACGCACGTCGCCAGTTGTACTTGTTGCAGTTGTACGATCCGATGCAACGTAGTTGGTAGCAGCCGTAATTAACGTCGTAGCCGTTAAAGACGTTGCGTAGTTGACTAAAATGTCACCAAATGCGTCAGACCGAAGTGGAAGCCCGAAAACGTCCGTTGTATCAACCGAATAAGCATGGGTAGCATCTGCGGCATTAAGAACAACGCTCTTGATATATTTGAACGCTTTTTTGCCCGATACTTGAGATCCCGCAGTAAGAGTTATTGCCTCAACCAATGGGAACCCGTAGCAATCATATCCCGATACCGTTGCTGTCGTTGCCGTAGCACCCGAAGCAGCAGTAACCGCAACTGCACGACCTGCAATAGCGGCAGGATTCCAAAGCACAACGCCAGGCGTTTGAGCATTATTAGGAACAATGCACTGACTTGGCGTCTGATAAGCAAGTGTAACCGTACCGGAAGTGGCCGTCAGGTTGGTATTGGTCTGGTAAGTACCAGCAACACCTTGACCAGCCGAGCCACCTGTCAACTGGGCAACAATCTGTGTCCCAGCAGCCGTTCCTTGCGATACCGTACCCGATGTTGTCAAAACAACCATACCTGCCGTAACAGGCATGGCCGAGTTTGCCGTAATCGTCATAACACCGTTTGAAAACGATGCCGTAACCGATGTGTAAGCATCAGTTGCCAAAACCGTGTCCGTAACGCCTGTATCCGCACGGGTAAACACCGATGAATAATAGACGCCAGTGGTTGCACTGTTTGACGTGTTTAATGACAATGTTGCGCTTGTTGCGTTTGCAGACGTAACAATCGCACCCGTTGCTTTGGTGTAAGGAACGGCATTGATGGTCGTAATGTTGTCAAACCCTAAAAACCCATAATCAAGTTGAGACTGCGCCTCACCAGGAAGATAGGTATATAAAGTACGAGGGTCCATTGTACCCGCCCCTGCATAAAACAGGGACGAGCCACCGATGTCTGGATTGTACTCGTTAGGCGTGTATGGGCTTTGCCCAAACACAATCATCGGACCGGAGAAAGCTGTAATAGCCATGATGCAATCTCCTTACGAGGTTGGGAACGAACCAAAGATTGAACGCCAGTTATAGTAACCGAACGAGTAACGCTCATAGCCCTTAACAAGCAAGTTGTCAGTCACGAAGTCGACTTGCATATCGGTTTCGAAGGGCATACGCTCCATATACGACAAACCATCAATGTTTGTCAGCAAGAACCAAGCATACGAAGAGGTCAAGAAGTCGTTGACCATGTAACCTTCTGACAAGCCACCGGCCGTCGTAAGGATCGCGTTGACGTCGTTGTCGGCCGTGCCTGGGCGCAATTCAGTCTTTGTTAGACGGATTGCAACAGGTTCAAGCTGTGGAGGAACAATCAATTTACGACCACGAGCAAACACCTTCAAACCAGCCTGATCGCGGAAGTTTGTACGGATGGAAATCATCGCGTTCAAAAGAGTAGCTTCGTTGAGGTCAACCTGCGTTGATGGCGTATTAGCAACCGTACCGCCGTCGATTGGATGCGACGTGGAGCAAAGTGCTACACCGTCACCGCCAACAGCCGAGTTGTACGTCTGTGCCGTGTTGAGAATTGAAGCGCCGTAAATTTCCTTGGTCTGTTGGAAAGCTTCAACAAGGCCGAGGTTTGATGGATGGAACTGGGTTTTGTACACGTTATCGTCAATCGCCTTACGGGTGATTGCATAACCAAGACCAATTTCCGTATGTTCCTGATTGTAGATGTAGCGTTCGCCAGCGCCGTTATCGAAAGCGGTTTGAGCGCCTTCAGTCTTAAGCTGTGCGAGGCCGAGGAACCGAAGTTCAGCAGTACGTTCAAGAGCAAGCTTCGAATCATGCTTCGTGAAGATCTTGTCGTACTGGCTTGGGATCATCTCATACTTGCCTTCGATACCACGAAGACCAGGCAGGAGCAGATCCTTAATTGCTGAGAGATTAACAGCCATTGTAGTCTACTCCCTGTTAGATGCCAGCAAGACCACGTTGCATCGAGTTGTTAAACCCGACAACGATCTTGTTGTAAGCTGTTGTTGAATCGTTTCCGTTAATGGAAGCGAGCGGACTCGTTATGCCAGGTACATAGTTGGCAAGCGAGATAATGCGGAAAGGCAAAAACGAGTTGGAAACTGCGCCGGCGCCGGAGTTGGCAATCAGCGAATATTGGTCAGCAAAGAAGGTTGAATTACCGTTTGATGTGTTTCCGTTAGTCTGCGAACCACCGTAGTTGGTGTAGTTGAACGCGATATTCTGGCCGACGCTGGAAAGACCAACCGCGGTTGCTGTCGTGTTCGAGTTAGCCGTCTGAACGATAAACTGAGCATTTGGATCGGTAATGACATAAGCCTGTACGTCACCGTTTGCGTCAGAACCACCCCAATAACGCTGTGGGATAATTGTCTTTTGCGTTGTTGAAAGATACTTGCAACCCGCAAAAACGCCCATAATCGGCACATAAACCGTTACCGTACCAGAAGCCGTTGACGTGCCGTTGATGGTTACGCCGGCATTGGCGCAAACCGCGGTTGTCGTCGTAGAAGACGTAATCTGGAAAGTACCGTTCAAGTTACCGGACGACATGGTTGAACCGCTAATCGTCATATAAGCACCAACCGGAGGCGCCCAAGAGTTAG